CATAAATGTTGTCGGGCCGCAGGGCACCACCGGGTCAAGTCCAAGACTCTCAACTATATCTTTCCACGTCTGGGGGTCCATTATGATATGTGTTGGGTAGAATCCTCGTGCTCGCTGCTCAAACATGACTCTATTGATGTCTTGTATAGGGTTTGGTTCGCTCGTCATTTCCCGATCTTCTCCAGGAACCGTGCTCGTGCCTGTTTATTCAACCGTCGTTTCAATAACTTCATTCTAACCTTCCTCGCGACAATCTCGTCTTTCCTCTCTTGTGGCATACATTGGTAGCAGGTCGCGTATTTGGTGTATCGTTCCTTACAGATGGGGCAGAGGATACGTCCTGAGTGGTATGCTCGGTGGCAGGAAGTACACATGACCCATCCCTTGTCCAGACCGGATATGTATGCTTCTGCCGACAGATAATCCGATATGGATACGTGATGAATGGTGAGGCGGTCCGGTCTTTCACACCAGATACAGGTCTTTCCACGCACTCGCTCCTCCACGATATCCCTGTACCGTTTTGTTCTACGAATAACCGCCAGTTCTTTTCGTCTGTTGATGGTTCGTATCTCTTCGGGGCAGACATTCATACAGTCCTCCACTCATCCCTAAAAACCATCGTGAATCGTCTCTCAGGAGCCTCTTCAAAAACCACATCGGTCAATGTTGTATAGGTGACAGGCCCGGCAGGGTGGCAGAACTCCATGGCGATCTCAATGCTGGTGGCGCTGAAATTCATTCAATTCTCCGAAACACGGGGTTCTTCGACTTCACGCTTGTTATACGGGTATACCCGAATTTAGGTAGTGTTGCTGATACACGCCACCGTAACTTCAATGCGTCTTTACCAGAAGGCCGTTTCGTCATACTGTTCCCGTCATCCCACAACACACGGACGATAGCCTCTCTCCCAATAACTGGGGGATAATCCAGTTTCTTCAGGACCGATTCGACACCAGTAACAATCCCTTCGGGGATACTCATCATACTTCCACCACGTTCATGTTGGGGTTGAAATCTTTACTACAGTTCGGGCACTCGGCCTTCACGACGGCGCGCGAGGTATACGAATGACCGCACCACGGGCATTTCAGGGACCGATACATCCGTGCCCGTTTATCTTTCCGGGCATCCATCCGTCGCCGTTCACGCCTGCTGGTCATCAGGTTCGGCGGTCTGCCGCCCAGACACCCGTTCCTCTTCGACGCCTCTCGTGCCGCCTCACGTCGCATATACCGTATCAGTGACATCCGTTTCCCATTCTCTACTACAGTTATCATGGGTGCTGCTCCCTCCACGAACTGATAAGAAACTCCGATGCCTCCCAGTAAAGCCTCTCAATGACCTTGAGATCACAATCCCATATCCTAGGACCGACGGATCTTATATCAGGTTCCTCCTCCCTACAATGAGTGATAATAGCAACAGAGTAACAATAATCCCGCTCCTCTCCATTAAGAATGGTCTTCCCCCACCTTACAACATCAATATGATGATAAGGCTCCCGGTGAAGGTTATACACATCAGCGGAACGTGCCTCATACTCTCCCACCCTCTTCCTAAATTCACCAATAGTAAAACTCATACCAAATCACTTCTCCAGAAGGTCTTATTCCGTTTTGTCCTATACCGATACCCGAGCTTGAACATAGCAACCGTCACGCACTGTTTCAAATACTTCTCATCGAACTGGTCCGCAAGTTCCGGTCTCCTCTCTAATAGTAAATCTGATAGGTATGATTTCGAGATGCTTGCCGGTTCCAGCTCTCCGATAATCTCGCGGATCGGTTCATCGAACCATTCTTTCGTCACATCGTTCAACCAATACCGTCTCATCTCTCCTCCTCACTCCCCAAACGTATCATATTGCACGAATCTAAAGTCGCGTATATTCATTCCCTCCGTAAACGCATCGTTAATCAATTGGTTCTTATTATCCTCAAAATCCTTCTCCCGTATGATAGGGACATATGCAACCTCATTAGTCATATCAACAACACCAACACTCGAATGACTCCCGGCACCCTCACCCTCCTGTAAATACTCCATGGCTTCTTCTACCGTATCACACTCTTCTGAATACAGAGACATATAACACCAATATAGGGCGTATGCGTCTTGGTTCGACCCCTTTACCTCTTTAGCGTTCCGGGTCTTATCATAACACTTCTTATGGAAGTGGTACTTGACCCCATTATCCTCAACAATCATAACCGTTGTATCATTCTTTATGTGCCTCTGGCACCAGAAACAGTCTACCATTTCCCTCAACCCCAATAGAGTAACGCAACTCCAACAACGATACAGAACAGGGTCATCATAGTACATAACCCATCAACGTGATTCATCTACTCCACCATCCGGTTGGCATACATAATACTACGTCATACTATACTATAAAGATAGCGATTTTCACTTAATTATTTAATCGACAAGATAGTAAACCTACTCTATAATGGCAGAATCTTTAACCGTCCACCAGAAGAAGGTGTTACGGTGGCATGAATTTAAACGCGAGATACTAGAGGAGAACCATATCTGTACGACCGATTGTAAATATTATCATAAATGTCCTCTGGCCGTCTCCGATTTCAATAGGAAGAAAGAACGGGAGTGTCGGGTCCGGGGACTGAACGACGACGATCTGAACCGATTCCTGACGTTTTTTGTGTTCGACCAGGAAGTGTTGAAAGACGAGGCGTTAAGGGTATTATTTAGGATGGGTCAGGTGCTCTCTCTCAAGGAAGACGCTCGTGAGATGCAGATGTATCTCGATAATATGCTCAAAGTCATCCGTGCGTTCAAACTGGATGTCAACTCCTCAATGGGTCTGGATGAGCCTATCTCAATCAACATCAAGGATTTCGGCGTCGATCAGGACCAATTTGAGCCTCAAAAGAAAGCCTGGGCCGAAGAAGGGGTCGTCTTAATGGAAGATCCCGAGAGTCTGGTGCATAGTCCCGCGACGTTCATTGATAAGTTCATGACCGACCCTGCGGAATCGTCGGTGTTACGGAAACGAGCAGTATTCGTTCCGAAAGAAGAACTGGTGAGGGTCCAGACATGACGCGAACCGTTAGAGGGAAGAGATGGAAACATAGGTGTCCTAAATACTCCTGTCCATGGTGCTGGCCGAGAGAGGGGAGAACCGTAGCGAAGAGGCGTGAGAACCAACATCTCATCCAGATAGAGGTTATGAATTGGTAAACCTCGATATTGCCCTTCTCCCGAAACAGAGAGAGGTATTAGAACATCCTGCACGGTTCAAAGTACTCTGTTGCGGTCGCCGGTGGGGGAAGAGTCGCGCTGCGGCATACATTATCATTATATCAGCTCTCGCAAGACCAGACCAGACGTTCTTCCTCGTCTCTCCTACTTACCCCCAGACGAAGATTATCTGGCGTATGCTGAAGAAATATCTCCCGAAAGAGTCGGTTAAGCGGATAATGGAAGGTGAACTTTACATCGAACTGAAGAACGGCAGCATGATCTTCGCGAAATCCGGTGATAACCCTGCTGGATTAAGGGGGGAAGGGTTAGATGGTGTCGTCATTGATGAAGCAGCCTTCGTGAAACCCGAGGTCTGGAACGAAGCTATCAGGCCCGCACTGTCAGATAAGAACGGTTGGGCGCTCCTAATCAGCACTCCATTCGGTAAAAACTGGTTTTACGAGATATTTCTACGCGGATTAGATGAAAATCAGACGGAATATGCGAGTTTTCACTACCCCAGTTACGCGAATCCTATCTTAAAGAAGTCGGAAATCGACGAAATGGCTCGAAGTATGCCAGAAATCAAGTATCGGCAGGAAATATTAGCTGAATTTTGTGATTCCGGGGGAATGGTGTTCAAAGGACTCGATAAAGTTCTCGATTCCGTGCCAGAAGAGCCGATTCCGGGTGAATTTTACGTGGTTGGAGTCGATTTAGGCCGACATGAAGACTTCACCGTGATATCGGTGGGTAAATTAAGCGAAAGAAGACAGGTATATAAGGAAAGATTCAATAAAACCGACTGGGATTACATCAAAGATAGGATACGTGCTATCTATATGAAGTATAATAGAGGGTCAATTCTACTTGATTCTACGGGGTACGGAGACCCAATATACGAGGATCTAGCGAAAGAAGGACTCAATATTCACGGCGTCAATCTCAACGTCAGCACAAAACCAATGATTATCGAGAATCTGCAACTCATGATAGAGAACCAGATTGTTCACCTTATAGACGATAATGAGATGAAGGTTGAGTTCGGCGCGTATACCTACACAATCATGCCTCAATCGGGAAATGTGCGATATGAGGCAGCCAGTGGGTTCAAAGACGACCAAGTAATAGCAATCGCATTAATGGCATATGGGATGTATGGTGGTGGGTCTACAGGGCTTATAGGGCTGGTTGACCCCGATCCTCGGGAACAGGAAGCCGATTACGATGAGATGCCAGTATTCGCTGATTATTGGGAGGATGAAGAAGAAATGATGGATGAAGAGTCTACCTAATCCTTTTGCGTAGTTGTTTCATTCTGCGCAATCGTTGTGAGTTGTGGGATTATTCCTTTATATTTTATACGTGGATCTTCAGTCTTTTGTTTTAGTATAGAATTAAGGAGAGTGTATGCTATTTTTGGATTGGTTGTGTCAATCTCAAATCTTGCAGCCATTGAAATCATTTTCTCCCTCCTTCGCAGAATTACGCTCATATATCGCGGCAATGTACCGACGAAACTCTGGTAACTCAAAGTCCTGTTTCATCATATTCACGGCACTACAACACAAGACACAGTTTTCGAGATTGTATCCTTTAGAGGGATCAACCCTATCAACGGACCACGTTTCCTTGTGCCCGGGGTCCAGGGTCATATCAAGACCAGAATAATAGCACTTACCCTCTTGTTCCTGCCACATTCCGTTGATCTCTTCTTCAGTCAGTGTCATATCCGGGTCACGTCGTTTCATTATACGTAGTCGTGATTTCATGTTCCCGTTTGAGTTATAGTAATTCTGTGCCCTACTACTAACGCAGGATTTACATTCATCCATATATCCGTGCTTTCTCCATCGGTTGTGATGATATTCGGATACTGGCTTCCTGATCCCGCAACGACTACATACTTTTGTAGGTTCTGCATCAATCGAAACAGGTTCGAGGCCAAACCAATTAGTGGAGAGCGTTGTCATTCCCTCACCTCGTTCTCTTTACCGTTATCTGTAATCCTTGGAAGGCGAGTTCCTAAGAACCCACAGTAAGGGGTGGCGTATTGCCCATCTGTAAATCCGTAGGAATAACATCGCTTCCTTTTGCATGGCTCCTGTATTATTGGACAGAAATCAGGAACTGTCATTCCCTCACCTCGTTCTCCGCAATCTTAATGATATGGTTCCCATTGTCACCGTTGTCCCCATCGCCTTCAAGTTCCAGACGAAGATCATCAAAACGTGATGCGAATGATGATTGTATGAACCGAACCATCACCGAACTTGCCTCTTCACCTCTATGAATCGTCTTTACAAATTCATTTGCAGCCCTCACAAGGGACATCCCGCCCCAGTGGGAGTATAGATAAGGGGAGTTGTCCCCCCATACATCCTGAAATTGGATTGATACCCTATCTCCCATATCTCAAGCCTCCTTTTGCGCAGAACAGATGTTCCCTGAAGTCATTCAGAACACCCGGTTCCAGTAGTCATCGAACTCCCGTAGGAAATCATCATACGCCGCCTCATGGATCTCCCACTTCAGGCTTTCAACCCTACCGGGAAATTCCCCCTCCATTCGCAGCATAACATAATACTTCATGCCGTCACCTTCATCCATACCCCTCTATTCACCAACTTCATATCATCTCTCATAGAAAGATACCGCGATAATGCCCGCGTCTCAATCTTATACCTGCTTGGCGGCACCTTAGTAGCAATATGTTCAAGACTATACTCTACTCCCGCTTCAAGCGACTCTACCGCCATCCCTACTCTCCTCTCGTTCGGCACTAACCCGGACGGGAACTGCCCGTAATGTTTACTCCTATACGCGCTCCAACACTCCCATGAACAGAAGTATTCACCCCGTACTGACTTCGCGGCCTCTGATGGCGACCGGTTAAACATCCGACCACAATTCGTACACTGTATCATCACCAAAGTATCACGCAATATTATTTCATCTATACTCTCATAAACCTTTTTGATGTCAGCGAACATATAGATTAGATGTCTTTTTAGAAGGGAGTTGATACTATGGAGAGGCATAAATGTCATATGTGTAAACTCGTTATTCACGACGTTGATTTAGTAGACGGGAAATGCCCACAATGCGGGCACGAACCGAACAGTATGTGTGAACTCGACCATCTCGACTGCTCCCATGACGTTGCGGCAGGGGTAACGTTCTGTCCCAAATGCGGGGAGCCGACCTGCCCGGTCTGCGGATGTCATGATGTCGCCCAGATATCTCGTGTTACGGGATACCTCCAGGAGGTGTCCGGCTGGAATGGCGGGAAACTCCAAGAACTGAAGGACCGGCACCGGTACGATATAGCGATTGGGTGAATATCTTTTCAATATTGAGTAGTATAGAGTAGGGTATGTTAGGCGCAACACCTGTAAATTTTACACTAATCTTCTCTTATTTATGGATACTATCCGCGATGTTGCTAGCAATCGCGATGTTCATGATCACTTCTCCCAGATGGGACTACCGTTTAATCGGGTTCAGCTGGTTCTTCTGGGCCAGCATAGTATTCCTGATCTGGTGCGCGTGTGGTTACTGCCAGTATTGGTACTTAGGATTAATTGGGATACTGTATGCCCTATGGGGATACGCCAGGAACAAACCACAGGAACCTACAGCACAGGAACTAGAAGAAGAGGCGGGGGTAAAAGTTCCGGGCTACGAGTAACTTATTTATACTCTTGTATCGTATATAATAAGCAGGGACACGTCATAGGGCGAACGTGATCCCTCTACCTGTTCATCTCCTGTAGTAACCAAAGCCCTAGGGACTCTCCATTTTTTTAACAACGTACCTAAAAAAGATTAGTACTAATCTGGGTTAGGTGTAGGGATATACCCTGACAAAAAACAGCAGTTTGAGGGGTTATAACCCTCCAAATACCTGTAGACATCGCTTCCAGAACGAATCCCTCTTAACAATCCGTTTCGCTTTCACCACAGGCGTCTTCTTGCCCTCCTTCCCCCGGTAACGAATGAACAGTCCTTTCTGGTTCAACCGGACCCGCACGGCCTTCTGGGTCCTCTTAGTGATTATCCCAATATCTTCTAGTGAATATCCATTATGATACAACCCTACAAGGATCTCGTCTTCCTCCTCAGTCCATCGTTTCCATCTGTTCTCTGGTTTACTCATAATCAGATCACCCCTTCCCACAGGACACGGCCATCCGGCCCGCCATGCAGTCTCCACTTCTTACCATCAAATGATGGCACAAGCCCAAGTTCCCATAGGGTGACTGCTGACTGGAATGGGTATCCCTCGCCAGGGATATTCTCGGTATACTTCCATTCAGATCGGGGGATGATGAAGAACGTGCCATTATAAGCCCTGACTGAATCCCAGACCGAAGCCCCGACCGAATCCCTGACCGAATCCCTGACCGAAGCCCAGACCGAAGCCCAGACCGAATTCCCGACCGAAGCCCCGACCGAAGCCCCGACCGAAGCCCTGACCGAAGCCCTGACCGAAGCCCAGACCGAAGACCCGACCGAATCCCTGACCGAATCCCATTCTCTCACTAACTGGATATGTTCATCAGTGATCTTCTCTGGTGGCGTGATATGAAACGGATGAACAATCGGTTTCCTGACAAGAACCTTATCCAGTTC